CAATTGCATTTTTAGACAATTGCATTTTTAGACAATTGCATTTTTAGACAATTGCATTTTTAGACAATTGTATTTTTAGACAATTGCGTTTTTAGACAATTGCGTTTTTAGACAATTTATTATTCGAGTAATAATAATAATAAATGATAAAAATGATTTTAAAGATTCACACTCAATTATGTTATAAAAATGAATACAAAAGTGGATACCAATAATAATAACTGTGTCATCTGCCTTTGCGTTTATAACAACGAACGCGGATTACCAAGTGTGTTGTCAAACATTGTTAAAATATCGCAGTCAAATCTCTTTGATAAGGTCACAATAGTCGCATTTTATGACGCATCAGCAGATAAATCGTATTCCATATTAGAGTCATTTAAAAATCAGCATCAACGTTCCAAATCTGGATTTTCTAGTGAATTGATAGAAACCGTTATTATTTCAAGTGATAAAAAAGAAATCCGAATGAGTTTCGGCAATGCAAGCAGGGTGACGAATAAATCTAGAACCATGCGAATCGCAAATGCGCGTAATCACATTTTGAACTATATGCGCTCGGCACAAAAACAAGGCGCGTATAACAAATATTTTATCATGATGGACAGCAACGAATACGCGTGTGTTGGACACATTAATATCGACACATTGCGCGACGCTTTACAACGCTCGAATGAATGGGACAGCATCTCATTTAATAGAGAAGCCGGCTATTATGACTACTGGGCACTTTCATTTGACCCACACATTTACAGTTTTTTTCATATGCAAAATAAAGATGAAACACTTCAAGCCATGGTTGCTAGCTTTGCAACAAAATTAAATGCATCGCGCGATTCGCGGGATATGATACCCGTTTATTCCGCATTCAACGGATTCGCAATCTACAAGACAAACATGTTTTTAAACTGCAGTTACAGTTCGCTGATTCACATTCCATTATTTCCAAAGCACCTGCTTCCTCGTAAACTATTAAATCATTTTAAAAACGACTGCGAGCACAGAAAGTTCCACTTGGAAGCAATAAAAAAAAATGGCGCCAGAATTATGGTAAGCCCCTTATCGATTTTTTATAAACTGCCGGTTCCAAATCCAAGTTTACGCGGTCCGGCATAATAAAAAATAATAATTATAGTATTTCCGAAAGCTTTTCTATCTGCTCTTTTGACAACTTATTAGGATACACAACTTTAAAAACGATGATCAAAGCACCAACTCCATCATTACCATCTTTTAATCCAAGTCGTTGTATTGTTTTCGATACACCATCCTTAATAATCGTTCCATCTTTGTGTTGTAGATGAAACGTTTTACCGTTTACATGTTTAATTGAAAATTCTAGGCCGCACAGCGACTCTTTAAACGATATTTCTTTCTCTAAAATTAAATCTAGTCCATTCCTTTGAAACAGATCGTGCGGTTTTATATTTACAATAATGTGAACCATTTGAACTTTCGATGTAGTAGTAATGATAGTTTCTTTATCGCTTACACCTGGCGGTATGCACACATGCAACTCTTGGTTTCTAAATTTCACAAGATATTTTTCAATCCCGCTATATGCGTCTTCAAGAGTAATGTATATATCGCATTTGTCGCAAGTGTCTTGCTGTTGCTGTTGCTGTTGCTTCTCTTGTTCTTTTTGCAGAGGTTGTCGAATATCAAACATGTGTGCATGTTCCATCTGTTCAGGATGAATAATATGAATGCCCACACCCATCGGCATCGGCATCGACATCGACATCGGCATCGGCATCGGCATACCCATCGATATTCCGTTCCCAAATTTTATAAACGATGGAACTCCTGGCGAACTTCCAAAGTCATGGAAATTGTTAAAGTGCTGCTGTTGCGGTTGGTGTTGCGATGCAAATATCATATTAAAAATATCAAATGGGTTTATATTCATGTCAAACGGCATTGTTCCTCCTCCCATGTTGCCATTTCTAATTCCCATGTCATACATGGTTCGTTTATCTTCATCTGACAACGTTTCATACGCGTTCGCCAGTTGTTTAAACTTAATCGTTGACTCTTCGCTGTTTCCATTTTTATCGGGATGATGAATCATTGATAACTTTCGATATGATTTTTTTATCTCGTCAAATGATGCATCTCGGTTCACTTCTAAAAGTTTATAATAATCTTCGCCATCGTTACCACTATTGCAATTACCATTGCCATTGCCATTACTTCGACTATTGTGACTACTTGAAAAATTAAAGTTCATTTGCGCCGATTCAAAATATGAATAGGATTAAATAATGTTAAACGTAAAATATATATTTATCTATTTAAAACTAGATTAAAAAGTAAATTATATTAAATACTACTCGTTTCATTTTAAATAGATATAAATTTAAATCTTATATTTTCTATTTTCCAATTTGTGTTTGTGATTTTTTCAATTATATATACCATTATAATTATAATATGAATACAATTTGTGCCAGCACAAAACCCGACGAAAATATGACACAGCAAAGTGTTCACAATCACATCCCATTTATTAATAAATATCAACCCGATTATTTAAATGACTTTCAACAGCTAGATGAAACTACAGTAAAACTCGTAAAGTCATTAATCCATCTCAATAATTTAAATATATTAATCGTGGGAGATTCGGGAACCGGAAAAACTTCAATTATTAAATCCGTGATAAAAGAATATTATGGAAGTGGTAACGAATATAATCATGAAAATGTTCTCGTTTTAAATAGTTTAAAGGAACAAGGAATTCAATACTATAGAAACGACTTGAAAATATTTTGTCAAACATGTAGTTTAATCAAAAATAAAAAAAAAATAATACTTCTCGACGACATTGACTTGATCAATGAACAAAGTCAACAAGTTTTTCGAAATTATATGGATAAATACAAACACAATATAAATTTTATATCATCTTGCACAAACATCCAAAAAGTTATCGATAGTTTACAGTCAAGAACCATTATTGTTAAAATTCATCCAATCACGTTTACTTGCTTACAAAAAATCATCACCAAAATATCATTGCGCGAAAGATTGATATTTACGCATGAATCTCAAGAACTCTTATTACATATTTGTAACAATTCTATACGAATTTTACTAAATTATTTAGAAAAGATAAAAATATTGAATTTACATTCCAAATCAATGCAACCGCCGTCGCTACAACAATGTGATAATACAATAGAAGCAGATTTGGTTCATAAACTGTCTACAAATATTAGTTATACATTGTTCGATGAATATACAAACCTCGTATTAGAAAATAAAATGAGAGAATCTGTCAATATCCTTTATGGATTGCATCATGAAGGATATTCGGTAATGGATATTCTAGACAATTATTTTACTTATATAAAAATAACAAACCTCCTTGATGAAAATATAAAATATAAACTTACAACGCTTATATGCAAATATATTATTCATTTTCACAATATTCATGAAGATGAGCTGGAACTCGCATTTTTTACAAACAGTTTCGTTAAGTTAATACATGATCAAGTTATTACATGAATTATAAAAATAACAAATGCATGCATATCCATCCAAAATAAATAATAATATTATATTATATTAGATATAGTTGAATATTCATTATAATGTCTCAACTCTTTAAAACAAAAATATCAATCAACATTTTACTGGAATTTTTAGAAAAAATAAATTGTCAAAAAACGGAACATTTTTACATTGTTGATATTACTGCGTATAAAAGATCCATTTACATTGATGCATTAAAACCATTTTTACACAAATTAAGAGAATTCTACCACTCTTCAAAATACAATTACATTAATCCTGAAAATATAAATCAAAATAAATTTAATACGATTGTTCGACAAATATGCAAGTATACGAATACGCACTATGACAAAACATTAAGACACGACCAATCAAAATATAGCGTCGTTTATCGTATTTATTTTCCCCCAACTGCTAACAATGTTGACAATGTTGACAAATAATAAATTGTGAATTGTGTTTGCTTATACGCTCCCAATCGAACGCACCAGCTGTCCAGGAGGACCATTCCATCCACTCTGCATTGTCATCATAGAACCGTCCACGACATATAAAAGCGTTGTTATGATTCCAACCGTTTTTCCCATGAGGTCTTTGATTCCCATTGTTATTTTTTGAAACTCGATAAGCATGTTCAAAAACACGCCAAAAATTCCTGTTACAATCCCGGAAATCGAATCCCGAATGTAACTAAACATGTTTCTAAAGTTATTCAAACTTCCGCTCATGTCACCTAAACTTCCCGCCGTAACTGATGTCATGTAGTTCACCGGTTCTAGCAAATATCCCATGTAGTCACTCTGCATATTCTGTATGCAATACGTGAAATTTTCAGAAGTGTCGTGTCCAAACATGCTGGCAAACGGCATAACCGTTGGATTGCATCGGTATAGCGACCAGTGATCCTGTATATATTTTGTTCCAATCACTAAAAATGAAAGCACATACAATCCAATAAATACAATAATAATAAATATTGCCGATAATAAGTCGCTCGTTTTCATAAGTTATAACTTTTCTTTCTTTCTTTCTTACTACATATATCTAATATTATTATTCTATGTTTTCTATTTTATTCTATTAAATCTATAAAAAATAAAATAAAATAATTCTAAGAAACGGGTTTTGACACCTGGTCATCATATGCAGAGTATGCTAAATTTTGGGCATGATTTCCCGCCAGCTGATTTATAATACCGGTTCCCGTTGGACTTTGTCGGAACGATGGTATCGTCAACTTATCGCCACTTGCAGTTGCACCACCATGTAATGATGCCTTTTTATTTTTTTTATGTAACATTTTTCGCGATTTCCTTCTCAAAATACTCCGTCTAAACTTTTTCGAAAACCTCTTTTTCATCGCAGATTTTCTAGTATATTTTTTCGATTTTTTGTTTTTATTCTTTTTGTTCTTTCCGCCACCCATTTTACCTTTGGAAACCTGAACAAGACCATGCTGATACTCGTTTAGCGCAGCACGAGCTTTTAATGCAGTTTCGCTCGGATTTGAACCTGTTGTAACAGGATGCGGAATAACATATTTACTATTATCATTATTTACACTTGATGGATTTACAAGCGATGCAGTCGTTGACATTTTATTTTTTTTTACTAAATGTTAATTAAACTATAGTATAAACTATATATATAATAATAATAAATATAATAATAATAATATAAAATTTAATTTTTTATTTTTTGCATCATTTATATTTTTTATCATTTATATTTTGATTCGTAACTTATTTAGAATATTAATCCATGTATTATATATATTTTACAATTAAAATAATTACATAATAAAAATGAATCCCGCAGAGAGAATCCAGCTTGAAAAAATGATTCAAGTCAATGGCGCCGTCGACAACACCGAAACCATTCGCAATTTAAAGCACAGCGACCGAATCAAAGAGGATGTTTTAACCATGGTGAAACTAAAGAAAGATTATCAGCGTTTGGCACAATCCAATCCCACCCAATTTGATAACATTTGCGTGTCTCGATGCTCATTCCTCTTCAATAACTATACCGACCTTTTTAATCGCTTGAAAAAAGATGAACTCGATCTAAATATCATGGGCCAACTCATCATGCTTCTAAAAATGATCGAAGAAGAGAAAATTGATCAACACACCGCGTCGTTCGAAGTGGGGAAACTGCTGAAAAGCATTTACATTGACAGCGCTCTCAAAAAATCGCAACACCTCGACGAAAAATATAAACATCATGGGAATGATTCGAAAAAACATCTGCCCGATAAAAAAATATCGTGGGCAGAATACAAAAAAACAATGTTGTAAATTATTTACTATTTACGCGATTATTAAAATAATAGAAAAAACATATAAATGCATTTGTGTGTAATATACAAAAGATTAAATAGTTAGTTAATAAACTATAAATATAAATATTATTATAAGAGATGATTGAATTTGTCATTCTCTCCATACTCTCATCCTTCCAAATCTTTTTCATTGCTCCACTTCTCATTGGCCACTTGTTTCGCATCCAAGGTTATAAAATTACAGACCAAACCGAATGCAATACGCTAATAAAAAAATTGGATGTGAAACGTTCCACCTTCATTCAAAATGACAAACCGTTTGGATTTTTTTATGGAAAGTGGTTCATCGGTTACATATGCTCTCAAGAATCTTCAACGCAACAAAGTAACGGCCAAGTCATGTACATTGTGTTACGACGCGCACATTTTGAAACCATAAAAAAATGTAGTGAAGTTGAAATTGGCGACAACGGCGAACAGGTAAGTCAAAAAATTATAAAAATACGCGAACG